AGAAAAGAATTAATCAATAAATAAAACAAATAACATGACCGAGAAGATTTTAGTCGACAATCCCGGACGTTTCGTCCTTTTCCCAATCGAGCACCATGACTTATGGAAACTCTATAAACAACAAGAAGCATGTTTTTGGACTGCTGAAGAAATTGATTTAGGTCAAGATATCTATGATTGGGAAAACAAATTAAATGCAGATGAGCAACATTTTGTTAAACATGTGTTAGCTTTTTTCGCAGCATCTGACGGTATTGTTAATGAAAACATTGCAATGAATTTTGTTAATGCTGTACAATATACTGAGGCAAAAATGTTTTACGGTTTTCAGATTATGATGGAAAACATTCATAGTGAAACATATTCATTATTGATTGACTCATACATTAAAGATAAAGAAGAACAGAATAAATTATTTAATGCTATCGATACCATACCAGCAATTAAAAGAAAAGCTGAATGGGCTTTGAGATATATTGATAAAGGCACTTTTGTAGAGCGTTTGATTGCGTTTGCTGCTGTTGAGGGTATTTTCTTCTCTGGTTCTTTCTGTTCGATTTTCTGGTTAAAGAAAAGAGGACTAATGCCTGGGCTTACATTTTCTAATGAATTGATTTCTCGTGATGAAGGTATGCACTGTGATTTTGCATGTCATTTGTTTAATCACCATATTCAAAATAAATTGTCACAACAAGAAATTAAAGATATTGTTTGTGGTGCTTTAGAAATTGAGAAAGAATTTATTCTTGAAGCATTACCAGTTCGTTTAATTGGTATGAATTCAGATTTAATGTCGCAATATTTAGAATTTGTTACAGATAGATTATTAGTTGCATTAGGTGTTCCTAAAGTTTATAATGTAGAAAATCCATTTGATTTCATGCAAAATATTGCATTACAAGGAAAGACAAACTTCTTTGAAAAAAGAGTTGCAGAATATCAAAAAGCGGGTGTCAATAAAACTTCAGAATCTGAAGATCTTGAATCAGCATTTGGTGATTTAGAATTTTAAAATTTTTAATAAGAGATGAAAGTACTAAAAAGAGACGGAACGTTAGAAGAAATGAGATATGACAAGATCACTAAAAGAATTAGTGCTCTATGTAATGATTTAAATATGGATTATGTTGATCCAACATTTATTACATTAAAAGTTACACAAGGGATTTATGACGGCATCACCACCAAAGAATTAGATATATTGGCAGCAGAAACTGCAGCCTCTATGACAACAACACATCCAGACTATGCAAAATTAGCTGGTAGAATTGCTGTTACGTTATCACATAAAACTACACCAAAGAAATTTTCACAAGCAATTAAAGAATTACATTCATTTATTGAGCCTAAAACTGGTGTTCAATCTAGCTTAATCGCTGATGAGGTTTATGACTTTGTGATGGAGAATAAAGAAATAATTGATGGGGCAATTAATCTAACTAGAGATTTTGACTTCGATTATTTTGGTTTCAAAACTTTAGAAAGATCTTATCTTTTAAAGATTGGTGAAAGAACAGTAGAAAGACCTCAATATATGTATATGAGAGTTGCTGTTGGTATTTGTAATGGAGATGTCCAAATGGCATTAAGAATTTATGATGATTTATCACAACACTTCTATACACATGCAACACCAACATTGTTTAATGCCGGAACACGTAGACCTCAAATGTCTTCTTGTTTTTTAATTGGAAATAAGGGTGATGATATTGATGGATTATTTGATACTATTAAAGATGTAGCAAAGATTTCTAAGTGGGCAGGTGGTATTGGTCTACATGTTCATGATGTAAGAGCTAAAGGCGCCTATATTAAAGGAACTGGTGGTATGTCGGATGGTTTATTACCAATGATGAAAACTTATAATGAGGTTGCTCGTTGGATTAATCAAGGGGGTAAGCGTAAAGGTTCTTTTGCTGTTTATCTAGAACCTTGGCATTCAGATGTTCTTGAATTTATTGACCTTAGAAAAAATCACGGTAAAGAAGAAATGAGAGCAAGAGATTTGTTCTTAGCAATGTGGACACCTGATTTATTTATGCAACGTGTCGAGACTGATGGTGACTGGTCATTATTTTCTCCAGACGAAGCACCAGGATTATCTGATGCTTATGACACACCAGAAGATAAAGCATTTACTAGATTATATGAACAATATGAGCAAGAAGGAAGAGCTAGAAAAGTAATGAAAGCTAGAAAGCTTATGGATGCTATTTTAACCGCTCAAATTGAAACGGGTACACCTTATATGCTATATAAGGATGCTGCGAATTATAAATCAAATCAAAAAAATCTAGGCACAATTAAGTCATCAAACTTATGTACTGAAATTATTGAGTATAGTTCACCAACAGAGCAAGCTGTGTGTAACCTAGCATCGATTGCATTACCAAAATATATTTTAGATGGTGAATTCAATCATCAACTATTATTCGAATACACATATCAAGTTGTTAAAAACTTAAACAATGTAATTGATTTAAATTTCTATCCAACTGAAGAAACTAAAAGATCTAACTTTAGACATAGACCAATTGGTTTAGGTGTACAAGGATTAGCAGATGTATTCTGTATGTTATCATTACCATTTGAAAGTGATGATGCCGATAAATTACAAAGTGATATTTTTGAAACAATTTACTTTGCAGCATTAACATCATCAAAGGATATTGCTAAAGAAGTTGGTGCTTATGAATCAATATCAGGGTCACCAATCGAAAAAGGAATTTTCCAATATGAGATGTGGGGTAAGACTGATAAAGATATGTCAGGTAGATGGGATTGGAAATCGTTAAGAAAAGAAGTTGTTAAATACGGTGTTCGTAATTCATTACTAGTTGCACCAATGCCAACAGCATCAACAGCACAAATCCTAGGTAATAACGAAGCTTTTGAACCATTTACAACAAACCTTTATTCAAGAAGAACACTAGGTGGTGAATTTATTGTAGTAAACAAACACTTAGTAAAAGATTTAATGAATCTTGGACTTTGGAACGAAGATTTAAAAAATAAATTAATTTTAGAGAACGGGTCAATTCAAAATATTCCAGAAATTCCAACACAAATAAAAGAAGTTTATAAGACTGTTTGGGAAATGTCTCAAAAGAGGGTTTTACAAATGGCTGCAAATAGAAGTATCTTTATTGATCAATCTCAATCAATGAACTTATTTATTGATAATGCTACCAAAGCAAAAGTTTTAGCAGCTCATCTATTTGGTTGGAAGTTAGGTTTAAAAACAGGTATGTACTATCTAAGAACAAGATCTGCGGTTGACCCAATTAAAGGATTGGGATTAGATGTGGGCGCCGTTAAACCGGTAGCTGACACACAACAAAAACAACATCCAGTAACATATGATGCACCACAAAATACAATTATAAGTGAGGAAACTCCCGAAGTTGTTATGGTGGCAAGCAGACCTAGTGATTCGCCATTTGAGTGCGAAGGATGCGGGTCATAAGTTAATGGATGGCTCCCTCAAAGCATAGCTGTCGTTGAGGCGTACCTTAAACATCCAGGACTTGTGAATACAGGGGGCGAATATCAAGTCACTAAATTGCGGCACTTTTAAAAAGTGTCGCTTTTTTTATTTATATCCATTTTAGTATTGTTTATATTTATTGTTATGGTTACTAAATATGGCATAGATTTTCCTTTTAGAAATAGCACCCTAGGTGACTATACTAGAATGACCCTTGATAAGGATGAAGAGATTAGAGCTAATCTTATTCATTTATTATTGACAAGAAAGGGTAGTAGATATTTTTTACCAGATTTTGGAACTAGACTATACGAATTTATTTTTGATTTAAATGATTCAATTACATATTCTAGTATTGAAGATGAGATCAGAGAAACAGTAAAAATATACATACCTAATTTAGAAATAAACTCAATAAAAATAACGAATCCCGATATTGATCCGGAAGACGGAGCGTCAAGTATTAGTGAGGATGAGGACATCAGATTATTTAGAACTGGTGATGGGTCAACAAAACCATACACAGCAAAAATAAGAATTGATTACACAACAAATAATGGAACTTTTTCTAGTTCTGACTTTGTAATTATTAACATATAATATGAGCAAAAAGATAGCATATACTAATAGAGATTTTGCTGGGTTAAGACAAGACCTAGTAAATTTAACCAAAGAATATTATCCAGATATTATACAGAATACAAATGATGCGTCAATTTATTCTGTATTATTAGATTTAAATGCGGCGGTTTCAGATAACCTTCATTTTCATATTGATAGGGTTTGGCAAGAAACCATGTTAGATTTTGCTCAAAAAAGACAATCTTTATTTCATATTGCAAAAACATATGGTATAAGAATTCCAGGTCAAAGACCTTCAGTTGCTTTATGTGATTTTAGTATTAATGTTCCGGTTAAGGGGGATAAAGATGATGATAGATACGAAGGTATTTTAAGAGCAGGTGCTCAAGTTTCGGGTGGAGGTCAGATTTTTGAAACAATAGAAGATATTGATTTTTCAAACCCATTTAATAGTAAAGGTGAGCCTAATAGACTTAAATTACCTAATACTGATAACAATAACAACTTAATTTCATATACAATAGTAAAAAGAGAAGCGGTTGTTAATGGGGTAACAAAAATATTTAGAAAGGTTATTACACAACAAGAACAAAGACCATTCTTAAAGA